GCTTATCAAAAAATACTTACAGATAGAAAAACCTTACTATTATCCCCTACAGCATCAGGAAAAAGCTTAATTATATACCTAGCAATCCGTAAATTCTTAGAAGAATCGAATCTTAAAGCTTTAATAGTTGTACCTACAACCTCTTTAGTAGAACAAATGTACTCTGATTTTGCTGACTATAGTTCTAAGGATGAAAGCTTTAATGTAGAACATTCATGCCACAGAATATATTCTGGAAAGGAAAAATTTAACTTAGATCAAAGGTGTATTATAACAACATGGCAATCTATACACAAATTACAACAAGCTTGGTATCAGGATTTTGGAATGGTTATAGGGGATGAGGCCCATCAGTTTAAGGCTAAATCGTTAAGTTCAGTAATGGAAAAATGTGTTAATGCACAATATAGAATTGGAACTACTGGAACATTAGATGGTACACAAACTCATCAGTTAGTGTTAGAAGGATTATTTGGTCCAGTTTATAAGGTTATAACTACTAAAGAATTAATGCAAGATAATAAGCTAAGTCAATTAGAGATTGATGTTATATTGCTAAAGTATAAAGAAGAGTTTAGAAGACAGGTATCTCAAGGTAAATATCAGGATGAAATAGATTTTATAGTTAGATATGAACCAAGGAATAATTTTATAGCAAATCTTGCATTAGATCAAAAGGGGAATACATTAATATTATTTAATTTTGTAGAAAAACATGGTAAACCTTTACATGATCTATTAGTAAGTAAAATAAATAAAGATAGAAAGCTTTTCTATGTATCAGGAGAAACAGATGTCGACACAAGAGAATCAGTCCGTTCGATTACCGAGAAAGAGAAAGACGCAATTGTGGTTGCAAGTCTTGGGACTTTTTCTACTGGTATTAACATTAGGAATTTACACAATATCATCTTTGCTTCACCAAGTAAGTCGCAAATTAGGGTATTACAAAGCATCGGAAGAGGATTAAGAAAAAGCGATGATGGTAGGAATACAAAGGTATTTGATATAGCAGATGATCTACAATATAAATCTAAAAAGAATTACACGCTCGATCACGCTGCCGAGCGCATAAAAATTTATAGTAAAGAGAAATTTAATTATAAATTACATGATATAAATATATAATATGGAATTATTAATAAATATAAGACATTTTAAACTCATAAACGGTGAAGAGATCATCGGATTACTCGCTATCAAGAATGACGATAATTTTATTATTGAATCCCCCGTATTAGTACATAATAATATAATAGGTGGATATCAGTTTACACCATGGTTTCCATTCAGTGATACCAAATCATTTAAAATCTTAAAGTCTGACATTATACAACATGTTTCTATTGCACATGATGCTAAGAATGCTTATATGAAATTTGCATTAAAGATGAATAAATTTAAGCAACCCCAATATAGATCTGATTTAGATATATTAAAAGAGTTGGATGATCTTTATCCCCCTGATGAGAGTGAGAGTGAGAGTGAAGGTAAGACTATCCATTAATTATTACTCTCCTCTTTCCCGGGGTAACTATAATATTATATCATAAAAAACATGTTTTGTAAACCCCTAAAGTGAAAAAAAAGGGATTTACTTTTACTGAAAACTATGGTATAATATACTATTATTATGGAGGATACAAATGAGCCAGAAAAACAAGGAACATTACGTCAACAATAAGGAATTCTCCCAAGCAGTATTTGACTATGCTGTTGAAGCGAGAGAATGTAGAAAAAAAGAAAAAGAACTACCTAAGGTTACGGATTACATAGCCAAATGTTTTATTCGTATTGCAGAGGGACTGTCGCATCGTCCTAACTTTGTTCGATATACCTATAGAGAAGAAATGGTAATGGACGCTGTTGAAAACTGTTTAAGAGCAGTTGGTAATTACAATATCGAAACAGCTACAAGAACAGGTAAACCCAATGCATTTAGTTACTTTACCCAGATTTGTTACTTTGCTTTTATTAGAAGAATTACTAAAGAGAAGAGACAACAGGATATTAAATTTAGATTCATTGAAAAGATGGGTATTGAGGACTTTGTTCAAGCTGGTATGGATAATGAAACCGCACAGGAAACTATGGCCTATGTCGATACATTAAGACAAAGAATTAGTACTGTAAGGGTAAAAGACCAAGCTATTAAAGAGTTTGCTAAAAAAGAAAAAGAAGAATCAAAAGGTCTGGAGTTATTTTTAAGATGAAAAATTTAAGTGAAAAACAAAGAGTCGGACAGATTCGAAGAAACAAAGTAAGGTTCAGAAAAGAACTGAAAAGAAAAGCAAAAAGAAAAGAGCTATCAATAACTATGGAAAGAATTAGGATTTCTGGTAGAAGATTAGGTAAACTCCAAAAACAAATGTTTGCAGAAAGAATGAGGATGATTCGTGAAAATAGCAATACTTAATGATACCCACTGTGGGGTCAGAAATAGCTCTGACATCTTCTTAGAGTATCAGGAAAGATTTTATAAGGAAATATTTTTTCCCTATTTAAAAGAACATAATATTAAAAATATTCTTCACTTAGGAGACTATTACGAGCATCGCAAGTTTGTTAATTTTAAAGCTCTTAATGCGAATCGCAAACATTTCCTAGAGCCATTAAGAGATATGGGTATCAGTATGGATATCATTCCGGGCAATCATGATGTATACTTTAAAAATACAAATGAGCTATGTTCACTTAAGGAGCTATTAGGATACTTTACATCCAATGTTAATATCTGTATGAAGCCAACAGTGTTAGATTATGCTGGACTCAAGGTTGCAGTTATACCTTGGATTAATAATTCTAATTATAAAGAATATACAGAGTTTGCACAAAAATGCGGTGCACCAATACTTGGAGCTCATTTAGAATTAAAAGGATTTGACATGATGGCAGGTATGCCTAATCCACATGGTATGAGTGCTGATGTGTTCTCAAGATTTGAAATGGTATTAAGTGGGCATTTCCACACAAGATCAACTCAAGGTAATGTAACATATCTTGGCTCCCAAATGGAATTTACTTGGGCAGATGTCGATGATCCTAAATACTTTCATATATTAGATACTGAAACAAGAGAAGTGACTCCAGTAAGAAATCCAATTACAATGTTTAAAAAAGTCATATATGATGACAGTAAAACCGATTATGATAAGATCGATGTTTCAGAATTTGAAAAGAAATTTATAAAATTAATAGTTGTAAATAAAAATGACTTGTACATGTTCGATAAGTTTGTAGATAGGCTTCAAAACATTCAAACATATGAATTAAAAATAGCAGAAAACTTTGATGAGTATTTAGGAGAAAGCGTAGAAGACGAGAAAATATCCTTAGAAGATACTACTACTCTGTTAGATTCATATGTAGAAGCTGTTGAAACAGACTTAGATAAAGAGCACATCAAGTTAGAATTGAGAAAGCTATATACTGAAGCACAGAACCTAGAGGTAGTATGATACATTTTAAATCATGTACGTGGCAGAACTTTCTGTCCACAGGGAATGATCCCATTGAAATCAAATTAGATAAATCCCCAACAACACTTATAGTCGGACAAAATGGAGCTGGTAAATCTACTTTACTTGATGCTCTTTCATTTGGATTATTTGGTAAACCCCACAGAGATATTAACAAAATGCAAATGCTAAATAGTGTTAATAGAAAAAAATGTGAGGTTACTGTAGAATTCTTAATTGGTACTTCTGACTTTAAAGTAGTTAGAGGTATTAAACCAAACAAATTTGAAATATGGCAGAATGGTAATTTAATTAATCAATCATCAAATGCTAGGGATTATCAAAAGTTTTTAGAACAGAATATACTGAAACTAGATCACAAATCCTTTCATCAGGTCGTAGTTCTTGGAAGTAGTTCATTTATTCCTTTCATGCAATTACCTTCATGGTCTAGAAGACAGATCGTTGAAGATCTATTAGATATTAATATATTTACAAAAATGAATATGCTTTTAAAAGAGCGTAATTCAAAGATTAAAGATGAGTTGAATGATATTAACCATAAAATAGATATCTTTAAAACTAAAATTGATAGTCAATCAAGCTATATTAAAAGTCTACAATCCTTAAATGCAGATCAAATAGAAAAGAAAAGGGATAGCATCAAGATTCACAAGGAAGAGATTAAAAGGCTTTTTAAAGAAAGTAAAGATTTAGGCAAAAATCTTTCCTCATCTATAAGTTCTGAGGAAAAAAATAACACAGAGATTATTAAGAAATTGTCACAATTAGATTCTTATGATAACCAATTTGATGATAAAATACATTCCCTTGTAAAAGAGTCAAGATTCTATGAAGAGAATGAGCAATGTCCAACATGTGATCAAGACATAGAACAATCTAAAAGAGACGAAAAGCTTAACAGTATAAAAGAAAAAGCTAAAGAGGTTCAAAAAGCAAAAGAGGATCTTAAGAAAAATATTGTTGAGATTAGATCAAGCCAAAAAGAAGTAAATAATAGTTTAAATAGTTTAAGACAAAAACAACAAAGAATCAATTCTAATAATGATTCTATAGGTTTACTTCAAAAAGAAATTGATAGGATTCAAAAAGAGATAGATGGATTACAAGGTCAAAGTGGGAACGTCTCAAAAGAAAAGAAGGAATTAAATACTCTAAGAAAAGAAAAAGAAAAAACAACTGAAAAGAAACTTGAGTATGTAGAAGAAAGAACCTATAATGAAGTCATAGGAGAAATGCTTAAGGATACAGGTATTAAAACCAAAGTCATTAAGCAATATTTGCCAGTAATGAATCGATTAATTAATAGTTACCTACAAACACTAGACTTTTTTGTTTCTTTCCATTTAGATGAAAGCTTTAATGAAACAATTAGATCTAGGCACAGAGATACATTTAACTATGCTTCTTTCTCTGAAGGAGAAAAACAAAGGATTGATTTATCATTGTTGTTCACTTGGAGACATATAGCAAAGATGAAGAATAGTGCAGCAACCAACCTTCTTATTCTCGATGAAACCTTTGATTCTAGCTTAGATGTTGATGGTATAGAAAACCTAACCAAGATATTAGATACATTAGATGACGATTCAAATGTGTTTATTATATCCCACAAAGGTGATGTACTAGAAAACAAGTTCAGATCTAAGATAGAATTCTATAAATCCAAAAACTTTTCAAAGATCAAATAGCCACCTTAGCTCAGGGGTAGAGCAATGGTTTTGTAAACCATAGGTCGTCAGTTCAAATCTGACAGGTGGCTCCAGGGGTTTACAAACCTTCAAAAATTTGGTATAATATACCATTATGTCAAGAAAAAGAAAATACTACGAATTTCCCCAACCAGAAACAAAAATCGGGGAACTAATTAAAAGAAGAAGATTGCAGATGATTATTCATAGTACTGTATATTATGAATTTGATACTGAATTTATCTCGGACGATAAATGGCAAGAATGGGCTAATGAATTAGCAGATTTGCTAAAGAAATATCCAAATGAATATAGTGATAGATTTGATAGATATTTTGAGGGATGGGATGGAACAACTGGATATCATTTACCTACTAGAGACCCATGGGCCTTTTCAACAGCCCAACATTATATAAATAATAATGTTCTTTCGTGACAATTTCGTGACAATTTGAAATAAGGGGTTTACATCCCTCCTATTTTTTGGTACAATACAAAGGTAAATTAAAAATAAAGGAGTATAAATGGACCAATATTCAGAACTAGAAAAATCAATAGATAAACTTTGTCAAGACGTTGTCGAAGCGCACAACAAACAATATCCAATATTAGCAGGATCTTTAGAAATGACTTATTCTAAAGGACAAAAATTCATTAAGCTAATTAGAAAAGACGAAAATCAAAGATGTGTTTGGGGATTCATTAATCTATCACATCCAGATTTTGGATTTGGGGATATCCTTATGGCAAAAAGTTGGAATGGACCAGCTTTAAATAAAGCTAGAGGAAACATCTTAGATGGATATGAAATTAGAGGAATGAGACTTTACGGACCGGATTACTTAATATGATATCAGAAAAAGGTATATTAGCAAAATTACTAGCAAAAGAGAATGTTACTGTTCAACACGGTAATTACCAAACTGCATGGTTTGATATCAAAAACAGAACTCTTGGATTACCTCTTTGGAAAGATATGGGTAAAGATGTTTACGACCTACTCATCGGACATGAAGTTGGTCATGCTCTATTTACACCTTTTGAAGGTTGGCATGATAGTCCAGAAAAATTAGAAGGTTGTCCGAGATCATATATTAATGTAATCGAAGATGCTAGAATCGAAAGAAAGATTAGGGATCAATATGCAGGATTAGTAGGTCCAATGGCAAGAGGTTATAGAAAGCTTTTAGAAGAAAATTTCTTTGGTCCTGTTGAAAGAGATGATTGGGAAGATATTAAACTCATCGACAAAATTAACCTTAAAACAAAATTACAGCATCTAATCGATGTACCATTTTCTAAAGAAGAAAAAGTCTTTTTAGACAGATCTTTAACCACAGAAACTTTTTCAGAGGTAATAGACTTGGTTAGAGATATTTACAAATGGACTAAAGAGAATCAAGAGGAACTCCTATCTCCTCCTCCCCAAGTAGAAAAAGGAGAGAAGAAAGAAGAGGAATCTAATTCAGAAGAGATTCCACAAATGGGTCATGACGATCAGATTCCAGAAGAGAAAGAAGAAGAGAAGACTCAAGAGAATCCATTTGAGGTTGATGAATCTAAAGAAGAATCAAAAGATCCAGCTCAATTGGAACAAGAAATGGAATCTAATAAAGAAGAATCTCTAAAAGAAGAAGACTATGAAAGATCTGAAACCGATGATAATTTTAGGGATTCAGAAAGATCACTAATAGAAGAAGATAAAAATGGGGATCAACAAATGATCGCAAGAGGTTTTTCTAAAGGTGTAGCTAAGGAATTAACGATTCCCTTTTCTCAGATTAAAAAAGAAAGAGATATATCCATAGAAAAAAACGGAAGAAGAGATTGGTATGAGTCTAATAGAGATGGATTCAAATCTTATATGAAAGAGGCAAAAAGCTCTGTTTACTATGCTGTAAAAGAATTCGAACAAAGAAAAGCTGCTTTTAGATGGACTAGATCACAAACGGCAAAAACAGGATCTATCGATGTTAATAAGCTTTGGTCATATAAAACAAATGAGGATATCTTTAATAGGGTAACAAGACTTGCAGATGCTAAAAACCATGGAATGATTATGCTTATTGACTACTCTGGTTCAATGTCAGATGTCATGGGTGGAGTATTAGATCAAACCATAATGCTTTCATTATTCTGTAAAACAGTTAATATTCCATTTGAAGTTTATGCTTTTACAAGTGAATGGAATCCTAGTAAAGCATCACCAATAGGACTTAAAGATGGAGATTTACATCATGGAAATCTAAATCTAGTACAAATTGTTTCAAGCAAATTAAGTAAATCAGATTTTAATGAAGCCCTTTATCATATGTACATAAGAAAAGAGCTATACAAATCCAAAAACTATGATTCAAAATGGATGGAAATGGACATTATTGGTAAATCAGAAGAATATGGTTCAACTCCTTTAAATGAGGCTTTGATTGTTACTGATTATTTAATCAAAGACTTCAAGCTTCAAAACAGAGTTGATAAAATGAATCTAGTTATTATTAGTGATGGGGATTCAAATCGTTCTCATATGTATCAGGATTATGACTTAAAAATAGAAAGATCCAGCTACAACAAATATGGTAAAGCAACTTTATTAATGAATGGTCACAGATTAGAGCTTGAAGGATTTGGAAGAGGTGCTACTCAGAATATTCTTTCACATCTTTCTAAAAAGTATAATATGACTAATATAGGATTCTTTATTGCAGAAAAGAATTGGCATTTTAAGAGCAAATTAGAATCTGCATTTTCACAAAAAAATCCACAAGTAACAAGCTGGGATGAAGAGCAAGGGTATATGAAAGAATGCTCAAAAGAATATGTTAGAAATAAATGTGTATCAATCGATGATGTATTTGGATATAACGAGTACTATCTTCTTAAGAAAGACAAAAAAATGGATACAGAATCAGATGAATTTAAAGCCCAAGAAGATGCTACTAAAGGTCAGCTAACTTCAGCATTCAAAAGATATTCAAAATCAAAATCATTGAATAAAGTATTATTAACAAAATTTGGAAGAAGAGT